CTTTAGCAATATTTTCCTGAATAGCCTTTTTCTTGCTTTCTTTTACGCGCTCTTTAAATTGTTCTTTAGAAATTTCATCATTTTTCTTTTTTTGCGCCATTAGTTCATTTAAATCTTTCTCCAAATATTCAACACGACCGGTTTTATACGCTTCAGGGTGGAAAGGCATCCATATTCCAACTCCTCCAACATATACGTCGTGATTAGGGTCGGCATCTCTCAAAAATTTGCACCGTAATTCTGCCTCTTCTTGAGAACCAAATACACCACGCACTTTAATACCTCGTGTATTGGTTTGGTATTGATGCGTGTTATTATATTCTTTTTGCAAGTCTTCTTCTTTAATATCTAAAAATGATTTGTATTCATCGTCAAGACTTGTTAAAAATAGCTTGTCTTTTTCTTCTTCAACAAATTCCTCCATATCTTTAGTGAGTTTATTAAAATCCAAATTGTATTTATAAGATAAAAAATTTAAGAATTGTGTGTATTTTTCAAATGTTTTTCTAAATTCAAAATTAGCCAAGAACTTCTCAAAATAAAATAGGTTTTTATTTTTAATATGGTCTTCTGGTGATATAAAACTTAAGCACACGTATTTTTGCCCACTCATAGGTTTGTCTTCATCTAATAAATCCACATATTCTTTAGTTTCTGACTTCTCCACTAATTTAGATTTAGAAGATTTTTTGGTTGACATATAATATATAAATGTTATATTAATATAATTTTAAGTATTTATTTTTATTAATATATTTACTATTTATTTTATTAATATAATTTTATTATATTTTTAATATATTTTAGAAAATTTGTATTAGTATATTTTTAGTATTAGTATATTTTTAGTATTAAACTATTTAGTGAAAATTTGTATTAATCTATTTAGTGAAAATTTTAATTATATAAAATAATTAAGTAAAAATTATATTTTTTTCTTATTTAATAATATAAACAAAAATGAATTTCAATATGGGAGAAATAGTGAAAAGAGCTATTAAATATTTAGTAGAAGGTTTGATGGTTGCGATTGTTGCATTTGTTATTCCACAAAAACCATTAAAAATGGAAGAAATTGCCATCATTGCGCTAATGGCTGCTGCGACATTCTCTATACTAGACACATTTATTCCTAGCATGGGAGTAAGTGCTAGAAGCGGTGCTGGTTTCGGTATTGGTGCTAACTTGGTCGGCTTCCCCCGAATTGGTTAAACACTTAGCACTTGTTTTTATATTGTTTTATTATAGTGTTTATTTATTATTTATAGTTATGTATATAAATAATAAAATAGTATGTTAGAAGCTATGCCTGCGCTAGCTATGCCTACATTAGGTATATTAGCAACACCTTATATTAATTTAACCAATAAAAATTCGCAAGAGCTTATTTTAGATAAAAATTTGCTAAGACTATTAGCAAAGAAAAATATAAATTACATAATTATTCAATATACTATTGATAAATCAAAATTAAATGATTTACTTAATGATTTAGACGGTTTAATATTTCCAGGAGGTCAAACAGGCAACTTTTATAATAATAAATTCTACAAAGCTTATTTCAAAATGCAAAAATTTTTAGTATTACGAGCGCAACATATAAACTCGGTAATTAGACCATTCCCCATTTTAGGGATTTGTAATGGTTACGAAAATATGATTTTAATAGAACGCAATTATAATATAACCAAAAACCATATAAAGAAGACGTTTATAAACGTAAAGTGTTATAAGAATTATAATGCTCCGCTATTTAGTAAAAAATACAGAAATAAGCGGTTACATAAGACCAAGAAAATAATACATAATAATTTGTTAGCTATTGACCCTAAAACTAATATAGGCGATTATAAAATAATGGCTACTAGCTTGGATAAAAATAATAAGGGCTTTATTGATATAGTAAAACATAATAGCTATCCTTTTTATGGTTTTCAAGGGCACCCTGAAGTAAATAACGGAGAGCTGTTAGAACCATTTTTTAAAGCTGTTAAAGCTAGTTTTAACAAGCGAAAAAAAGCTAGTTTTAACAAGCGAAAAAAAGCTAGTTTTAACAAGCATAAAAGAAGTGCAACATATAATAATGTTAAAAATAAAACATTGAAATTGAGAGTCTTGAAGTATTAATTATTTAATAATAAGCTATATTATATTTTTTCTTATTTTTCTTAGACTTAGTAGGTCGTCTCTTAGACTTAGCAGGTCGTCTCTTAGACTTAGCAGGTCGTCTCTTAGACTTAGCAGGTCGTCTCTTGGACTTAACTTTAGTCTTCTTTAAGGACCTTGATTTTTCTAGGTTATTATTTGAACTATCATATACTTCTTTCGGTATATATCTAAAGAAATTTAGGTTATATAATTTAGACTCTCGAGAGATTATATTTTCTTTAACTTGCGAATAAATTTTAGACTTTTCTTCTCTCATATCTTCCAATGTTTGTTGCTTACCGTAACACAAAACACTAAACCTGCGCAATAACCCTTTTTGTTGCAAGCGATTATTTAGTTGAACTTTGAATAAATATTCAGCAATACATAATAATCTATTTTCATCATAATACGGCCTATTAGCGTATATAAATATTAAATAGAAACTCAGTATTGTATCTATTGTTGCTACTTTTATTTTTTGACCGTTAATGACTATAACATTGTAGTTATGACACGCAGTTGATTTATAAATAAATGCGATTACATCTTTATTTACTACAATTTCATAATGAACGGCAACATATTCACCTATAGGCTGTTTTTTATTAATTGTAACATTTTTAAAACCCTCATAATTCAATTGCTCTTTTAATATTCTAGCACTTGCCTCCGGGTTATCACTTAAAACATCAAAATCCGGAATATTAGAAATTTGTATGCGTTCTTTATATGGCATATGTTTACTATATAAAGCACTAGCAAAACCGCCAAAAAAAACAAGTCCTTGATTTACGAAGCAATCTTTAGTAATCTCATAAATCTCTCCCTGTTTGTTGTCATTACCTTCATAGTGCCTTTGAAAATCAAGATTTTTGCAAGATTGTCCTATTAACGGAAAATGTTTATTTAATAATATAATACGCTTAAGAACTTTCTCCCACCTCGAAACGTCACCCATAGGCCGAGAGAGCTCTTGGTACATAGCCATTCGTAAAAAATTAGGCGGGCAATAAGTTATAGCATTAATCTTTATTGCTTTTTGGTATATATTTTTAAATAAATTGTTTTCCATATACGTGATGTCTGCTATTGGAATAAAATTCACATACACTTTATACGTTCCTGTATGAACACCTGACTTTGCTTCAACTTCTTCGTAGCCAGCTTTATAATAAATATTTGCTAAATCTCTCGCGTATTCCATAGCTAGTGGTGAAAAAAAATCATAATCTGGTATTTCAATATCTTTGTTATAAAATCTATATTGCTCTGGTAATATGTTATTTATGGCTGTTCCACCGTAACATAGCGTTTTATGCGTTCTTAAGAAATTTTCTAGAATTTCTATAATTTTTTTTACTGCATCCGATTGAACAAGTTTTCGACCACTAATTGAAGTAGCATTATCTATTGCCTTTCTCAATATTTGTAATTCTTTTTCTTCAAATGTTTCTTTCATAACTATTATATTATATACTAGTAATATTATAATATAATGTAATGTAATATAATGTAATGTAATGTAATATAATGTAATATAATATGAATGAAAAATAGCGCGCTAAAAATTAATATTTACACCTCCTCCAGTTGTCTCGGGAACAGCTGGTATATCTATATTTAATAACTCTATTCTTGATTTTTTAAACCAACAATAGTTTTGCTTTGTTTTAAATAACGCATTATATCCAAGTAAGCTATTATCCATATTCTGGTGTTTCATACATATAGCCTGACATCCGGTATCAAAAGATAGCGCAGGATCAAAGTTTATTATTGAATTATCTAAATTTGGTAATACAATGGTATATTTTGTCTTTGTGGTCTCTATAAATGAGACGGAACCTTTTTTAGAAGCAATTTGATTATATCTAAATGTATTGCAATTTAATCCTTTGGCTTTCAAATTAACGTAGTCTTTCAATTTACTTAAATCGGCATTAGTATCAATAATACTAGGCAATGGGTTAAATTCACAAATTATAATAACTTTTCTATACAATTCTTCCATTTGCGCAAATAATAAAATCTCTTCTTTTCTGGTTTCAAGTGTAAAAACCCCATCAGCGTCAGCTAAATGTTTTTCGACTAAATCGCCCATTTTTTTAAGCATAGCCAAGTTAGTGCTCATAACTCTAAAATTTAATATTAATGGGTCATTTGCGCAATTTGTAGAAGTAAGATTAAAAGCCTTTTCTTTAATAGTGATTAATACTTGTTCTAATGACAGTGAATTATAAGTTTCTTTAATATAATTACTATTAGCAGTTGACGCTGCAATAATAGGCTCGTTATTATACGAATAAATCTCAAAATCTAAAAATCTGCAACCATTTGCAATACACTTTTCTAAAGCACAAAGCGCAACAAAGTTATTTTTATAGCCATCACCACAGCAACAATTATAAGCACTTTTAACGTGATAATTTATTAATTTATTATTTGAAGTATCAATCCCAAACCCGCTATTTGCTTTTACAATAGTTCCACTGGTGTTAGTATTGGGGTTAAGAAAATAGGTCGTGTTTGTTAATGTGGGCCAATATATATTTAATTTATTGCAACTTCTGGTTTTCAAACTTAATCTATTAGCGACCCAGCTAAATAAAAGTAATACTATAAATATTACTATAGACAATGTTACATAGAAATATTGACCACTACTAATATTTGGCATTTTGAATGAAGTAACAGGATTAGGAGTAGGATTAGACATATACTATTTATTATTATTAAATATTATTATAAAATAATATTATATTATATTATGTTAAATTTAATTAAAAATAGTTATTATAACATAAATAATATAATATATTATTAATTATTATTAATATATTATAATATGGCAGGAGGACTATTAAATTTAATAGCGCTAGGAAATCAAAATATTATTTTAACAGGTAATCCTACAAAGAGTTTTTTCAAGTCCACATATTATAAATATACCAATTTTGGGCTACAAAAATTTAGAATTGACCAAACCGGACAAATGGAATTAGATGTAACTAAAAAATCCAGTTATAGTTTTAAAATGCAGCGTTATGGCGATTTATTAATGGATACTTATTTAGTTGTAAAATTGCCAAAAATATGGAGCCCATTATTAAAATATGATGCTAACGACTATAGGCCTTATGAATTTAAATGGATTAAAAATATAGGGTGTCAAATTATTGAGTCGGTCAATATAACTGTAAATGGTGCAACAATACAAAAATTCAGCGGACATTATTTACAAAATATTGTAGAGCGTGATTTTGATGCGCATAAGAAAGCATTATTTGATATTATGACAGGTAATA